CCTAAATGGGCAGAAGAGTATATTAATGTATGTTTAAATAATACTAAAGAAGTTGCTACAGGTTCAGGTAAAATAGTTAATCAAAAGGAAAGACATATACCTACAATCGCATTCTTTTTGAATATCTGGCTTCCATTTAATAAAGGTGATAGTATCAATAGGAAAACTTATTATGAGTGGCTCAACTCATCTAATGAGCGTAGAAGTAACACTATAAAAAGCATAGATGAATTATTTAAGTCTTTAGCAGTTGATATTGTTGCAAATGAAGGTAAAGGAATATTTTATGCTAAGAATAAATTAGGCATGACTGATAGGGTTGAATCTAAGAATGAGAATCTTAATAAGAATATTCAAGTTGAGATAATTAAATCAGATGCACCAATAGCATCAAGTGAGAAAGATATAAGTTTAGACTAATGGAGGAGGATTTATTATTAACTTATGAAATGTATTATTCTAAAGTATTAAAAGAGTTTATATATCATGTATTGAATTAATATGAGAAAGTTTTTTAAGTTTATAAAGTTTATTGAAGAGCAAAGAATCAAAGCCATGATTTATTGCGGTAAGGCTTGGGGGTAATTTTATGTTTAAGACTTCCTGTTTATTTGAAGCTAATTATAATGCTACAGAAGATATATTAGTCAATCAAGGTGGTTCAAGTTCAGGCAAAACATATTCAATATTACAAGTATTATTTACTAAGGCAGTTAGTAATTACAATGTTATTACTGTTGTAGGTGAGTCAATACCTAATCTTAAAGCAGGTGCATTAAGAGATGCTTTAGATATCTATAATAGTTCAGAAGTATTAAAGTCATTTGTAACTGATTATAATAAATCAGATAGGATATTTACTTTCATTAATGGTAGTGTAATGGAGTTTAAATCTTATGAAGATTCACAGGGTGCAAAGTCAGGTAAAAGGGATTATCTATTTATCAATGAAGCACAAGGCATAAGCTATGATATATTCAATGAGTTATACATGAGGACTAAAAAGCAAGTTTACATTGACTATAATCCGAATGCTGAATTTTGGGTACATGAGCAATTATTAAAACAACCGAACACAAAACTATTTATATCTGACCATCGTCATAATCCATTTGTTCCACAAAAGATAAGAGATAAAATTGAAGGCCTAAGATTCAAAGACATGGAACTTTTTAAAGTCTATGCAAGGGGATTAACTGGTAAGATTGAGGGATTGATATTCAGGAACTTTGATATAGTTGACGATGTACCAATGGAGGCGGAATTAATCGGATTAGGGATGGATTTTGGTTTTACACAAGATCCAACCACATTAGTAAAGGTATTCAGGCATAATGGTGAGTTAATCATTAAAGAACTAATATATCAAACAGGATTAACAAACTCCGATATAATAAACAAACTTCATAATTTAGGTATTACTAAACAGATGCACATTATAGCAGATAGTGCTGAGCCAAAGTCTATTGAAGATTTAAGGCGAGGTGGTTTTAATGTCGATGGTGCTAATAAAGGACCTGACAGTATTCGTAACTCAATAGATACTTTGAAAGGATTTAAGATAAATATAACTCGTGATTCAGTTAATGTGATTAAAGAGTTTAGGAGTTATAAATGGGTTGATGGTAAGCCTAATGTTCCTGTAGATTATAACAACCATACCATTGATGCTATTAGGTATGTAGCATTAAATAAGATAGGTAAAAATACAGGGAAGTATAGTTTTATGTAGTCAGGACAGGACTTGAACCTATATCTATACTTTATCAGTGTATCGCTCTTGCCATTTAAGCTACCTGACTATAAAAAAAGAGGGCAGGGAAACATGAACAAACCTACCCTCATAGAACTACAAAACAACTTAACAAATATACACAAATATTTTATAAATATTGTAATTTAATATATATGAGAATACCAACATCTTATAAGCAGCTAAAAGTAGAAGAGTATCAGAAGATAGAACCATTAATAAATGGTGATTTAGACGACCAAGTAAAGATACTATCTATACTTTCAGGATTATCAGTTACTGAGATTGAAGCCATTGAAATAAAGAAAGTAAGGAGATACTTTGTTTTATTATCTTTCTTAAAGTCTCAAAAGTGGAATAAGAATCCTAAAAAGTATCTATTTATTAAAGGTAATTTATACAGAGCCACATTAGATGCTGAGATGTTAAATACTGCAAGATATGTAAGTATATCAACTCTAATGCAAGATAATAAGGCTATTGAGAATTTATGTGATATCGGAGCATTATGTTATGAGAAACTAACATGGAAAGGTTTTAAATATAGTGATAAATATCACAAAGAATTAGCTAAGGAATTAAAGAAACAAAGTATTGCACATATCTATCCGGTTGTTTTTTTTTGTTTAAGAGCATTACTGCACTTGAGCAAAACTTCGGTAGCTTATTTGGAAGCGGAGAAAATAATACAGGAACGGATGGAGGAGATAATGGAATTAATCCAAGAGGGGATTTTGAACGATATTGGGGATGGCAACATATAATAATTGAAATGAGTGAGGGTAATCCAATAATTGAAGATGCGATATATGAATGGGAGGTCATTAGGTTTCTTAATAGATTAAGTTACTTAAAAGAGAAAGCACAAATGGAAGAGCATTTAAACAGAATTAAACTATTGAATAATGGCAGATAGTGTTGAAAGTCAGTTAAAGCAGTTACTTGATAACTTTGGTATTCAGTTAGCAAAAGACCTTGAAGTTTCAATGAATAAGGCTTTAAAGGATGGTAGGAAACGTGGCAAAGGCGGACCTCAACAAGCAGCATTACAATTCAATCCTGAAATAAAGGCAGATAAAAGTACATTTAATTTAAAAATTAAGGCTTCTGGAGATTATTGGTATTATATAGAGAAAGGTAGAAAGAAAGGTAAAATGCCACCTCCATCGGTATTCGATAAGGAATACATGGCAAAGAATAATATCAGAGTGCAAGATATAATGCTTGATATTACTAAGGCTAAAAAGAAACCAAACTATCTAAAGGCAGTTAAGCAATTCGCATGGATTATGGCCCGTTCAATAGGTCGTAATGGTATAAAACCTAAGCCATTTAGAGATAGAGTAATTAATGATGGTAGGATAGATAAATTAGAGCAGGATGTGGCCAAGATAATAGGCAAAGATATAACAATACAATTAACAGGAATATAAAATGGCAGTAACATTAATACAAACTCCATCAACTACTAAAGCAACACCTGCTTATAATGAGAATTGGTTTATTGCAGAATCAGACCAAACAGGACAGCCTAATTTTAAATTTACAGTAAGTATTATTGATGTAAATACAGGAACTACATGGACTGAACAAATAGAGCCTGTTTATGGAACAAATAGAATCTATTTTGATGCAGGTGCATATGCTGAGAAATACATGGTTAATTTCTTTGAAGGTAATACTTATGGATGGCAAATGTGTACTGATGCTTATAGACCTATTGATGTAAAAATAGGAGAAACTTATGGAACTCCTCCAACATATTATTCAGGTTCAAATACTACTCACTTTGTTTGGAATGCAGGATTAGATACACAAACATTTGCTTACTATAATGCAGATAATTATGTATTTAATGAATTAATACCAAACTATGTATTTCTAACTTCTGTTGATTCAACTTATAAAGTATTTGACGATAGAAGTAATTATTTATATTTTTTAGGTACTGTTGGAAATATAACAGATTTACCTTATATCACAATAACTACTTATGATGCTAATGGTGGATTTATAGGAACTTCAACAATAGATAGACCATCATATTCAACAGGTAATTATAGCGACCAATATCAATGTATTGATATAGGAGTTAAGGGATTAACTAATATACCATCAGGATTAGTTAGTGGTGCTTATCCTATTATTACTTCATCGGTTGCAAGTTATCAATTATCAATTCCTGCAAGTCCGAGACCATTAAAGTTAGGTACATTTACAATTACTTGTAATCCAAGATATACAGTTTATACTTTACACTATCTTAATCAAAAAGGAGGTTATGATACATTGCATTGCAATAAAGTATCTGAGAAAACATCTACTAAGACTGCAACTACATTTAAGCGTAACACTTGGAATGAAGTATCTAATGTAATGACTTACAATCCATCAATGATGCTTGAGAAAACTCAAGGCATAACAGTAACCGATTCATTAAAACTTAATAGCGATTGGTTAACTCAGGAAGAATTTGATAGGCATAGAGATTTATTTGCATCAACTGATATAAGATTAGATTTAGGCAGTTCAACTCCTAATATAGCAGTTAAAATAACTAATGGCAATTACATACAAAAGAATAGTGATAGATTGAGAATGCTATCCTTTGATTTGAGTTATACATTTAACAACCATAGACAACGTGGCTAATAATATAAAAGTAATACTAATTGACCAATCAGGAGTAGAATATGATGTAAGTTATATTCAAGAAATACCTATATCATTAAACTTATTAATTGCTGATGTTAGGAGTCCTGATAAACGTAATGCTTCATTTAGTAAGACAATTACATTTCCGGGAACAAAGGAAGTGGATAGATTCTTTAGTTTAATATGGAAGATTAATTTAGAATTAACCACATTTGACCCAAGATTAAAATGTGGCATTAGATATTATGTAAATGAGAAAATACAACTTAAAGGAGACTTGCAATTATTGAATATTGAAGTTGACCCATTAAGTAAAGAAGTTACTTATTATACATCAGCTACAGGTAAATTAGGTAATTTATTTTTAGAGATAAGTGATAAGCTAATAATTGGTAATGTTGATAGTGCTTTAGATATTGATATTAGTTCAGATGACCATATATTAGTTGGACAAATACCTATAACTATGTTTATGGTTTAATAGATTATGGTAAGAACTTAGGAGACCCAACAAATTTTTATTTAAAACATTTAAGACCTGCAATAAGAAAGAAAGTATTATTAGATAAGATATTTACTGATGCAGGATATACTTATACTTCTACATTTTTAAATAGTGCTGAATATAATAACTTTGTAATACCATCAACAGAAGAGAATATAATTATATCTGCAGCAGACCAAGCTAATGCTGAATTTTATGCAGGTAGAGTAGGAAGCGACCAAGCAATTAATTGTCCTTTGTATCTTAATCAAAATGGATATACAATACCAAATACAGGACTTTATACATGGAATCCATCAACTTCAGGTAGTGGTGTTGGTACATTTCCTGCTGCTCCAACACAATATTATAATGTTATATTCAATGACGATTCAACTGCTCCATTCAATGACCCATCGAATAGTTATAATACAACAACAGGTTATTTACAATTTCCTGCATCACCAACACCATTAAGGACATATAGTTCTAATGTTTATTTTTACATTGTATTTAATATTCCTATAGGTACTGCTTATGTTAATGCAATAGGTAATGTTAATTTACAATTAGGAAATGCTTTTAATAGTATAACAATTAATTTTAATAGTTTACCCGGTTCAGGTTGGCCTGGAGCAAATAATATAACAGGTATTTATTCAATTCCTGTAACATTAAATAACGTAAATTTCACTAACATAGGTACTGTTAATATAGGATTAGATTATAACTTTAGTATTAAATATTATAATTCTTTTGTTCAACCTGTAGTTACAGGAACTTCGTCTGCTGATATTTATGTAATAGGTGATAATCTTACATGGGGTGTAAATAGTTGGTATAATGCTAAACTAATAGACAATACCATTCAAGAAGGCTTTACTCTTGAAATGAATCAAGTATTACCAACACAAACTAAGCAATTAGATTTTCTAACTTCAGAAATTAAACTTCATAATCTTTATATGGAGATTGACCCTGATGATGATAAGAATTATATTATTGAGCCAAGAGAAGATTTTTTCTCAGGTAATTTAGATTGGAGTGATAAAATAGATTTAAGCAGAAAGTATAAAGTATCTCCTGTATCATTATTAGATGCTAAAAGATATGAATATACTTATCAAACTGACGCTGATAAATACAATAAAGATTATTACGAAGCATATAAAGAAACTTATGGATTTGGCTATCATGATAATGTTAGTGATTTTGTAAGACCTACAATTAAGACTGATGTTATTTATGCAGCTACTCCAATTGTAGGAAATAATGTTAATGGTCTTGTTATACCTAAATTTGTTAAAGAAGAGAATGGTATAATTAAAAATCAGAAATGTAAGATTAGGTCTTTATACTTTGGTGGCTTGGTTAACATGAATTTAGGCTCATGGAATTTAATCCATGCTACAGGAACGACTAACTACAATTACTATCCGTATGTAGGTCATAACGATAATCCATACAATCCAACAAAAGATTATAATTGGTCATTACCTAAGCATGTTTATTATACTTATCCTGCAACTACTTATACAACTAATAATTTATATAACCGATTCTATTCTCGTCAAGTTAATCAATTAACAGACCAAAACAGTAGAATAGTTACTGCATGGTTTAATTTAGATGAGTTAGATATTAAATACTTCTCATTTAGGAATGTGGTTTATGTTGGACATCCTTTAAATGCTTATTTCTATGTAAATAACATTAAGGATTACAATGTAATGGATAGGCAGTCAACTCAAGTAGAATTATTAAAGTTAATTGAATACGATTACTTTGAGCCTGAAATTATACCACCTATAAAACCGACTAAAGCAGGGATTGAGAATTTAGGAGGTAATACTGAGCAAGGGATTGATAATGGTAGATTTTCAAACATAATAGGGGGTTCAGGTAACTTTATTGCTGAGGGTGCTGATAGTGTATTATTAATTAATTGTACAGGTGTAACAGTTCAGGGAGATGTAACTAACTTTGTAGGAATAGGATTAAATAATACTACAATTATTGGAACAGATAGTAATAAAACAATTAATAATAGTTATGTAGCACCTCCCGTTCAAAATACATTAGTAGTTCAAGGTGATTTCACTATTGATGGTACTTATACTAATTATTTAGTAGATACCTCGATTACAGGTATTGCAGGTGTTGATTTAATTTGCACATGGCCTGATGCTTTAGATGGATTAGAGATTACATTTAAACTAATAGATGCTACAGGTGGATTTGTAATTACAAGTGATAATCTAAGTTTAACAATAGATGGTAATGCACTACCATATACTACAGGATTAGTATTATATGATAGCATGACAGTATTTAAAAGTCCAACAGATGGTAATTTTTATATAAAATATTAAAATGGCAGATAATAAAACAGTAATAGAAGTTGAGGTTAAAGGCACGGATGCCGCAACTAACTCACTAAAAAACTTAAAAAGAGAATTAAAGGAAGCACAGGCAGCGGCCCTAAATGGTGATGGCAAAGCAGCTAAGCGAGTTGCTGAATTAAAGGATAAATTAGATGATTTAAATGATTCAACGAAAACGCTCAAAGGCTCAGGTATTGAAAGAGCTACCGCATCGTTTCAATTATTAGGTGAGGGTGTTAGGAATTTAGATTTTGGACCTATTAAAACAGGTTTAGCAGGTTTAAGAACTGCATTAGCATCAACAGGTATTTTATTAATAGTTCAAGCAGTTGGTTATTTAATTTCAAATTTTGATGAATTAACTAAAGGTAGTGGAGGTGTTGCAAAGGCATTAAAAGCAGTTGGTGATGTTGTTAGTAGTGTAATTAATTTTTTTACTGACTTAATAGGATTAACATCTGAATCTGAAAGGGCATTCAAAAAACAATCAGAATCAATTAAGAAATTTGCTGAAGATACAAATAAGGCATTAGCAAGTACCAATGCTAAATACGATAGGCAAATATCAGTAATGAAAGCTAATGGTGAATCTACTGTAAAATTAGAGAAAGCCAAGCAGTTAGCTATTATGGAAACTAATGCAGCTATAATACATCAATTATTAGCATATAAAAAAGCAGGCGGTGAATTATCTGAAGAGCAAAGAAAGCAATTAGTAGCATCAACGGAAGCTATTAAGAATGCACAAACTGCTACTACGGTTATTGATATTGAAGAGAATAACAGGAGAAAGGAAGCATATAAAAAAAGATTAGAAGAGAAAAAGGCATTAGATGAAAAGAAACGTAAAGACGATGAGGATTTATTTAATGAAGCATTACAACAAGGAATAAAAGAGGAAGAGGAACGAATTAAGGCAGAAGAAAAAAAGAAAGCCGATTATGAGAAATTTTTAGAATGGGAGAAAGCAGCAAGGTTAAAAAGAGACCAGGAAGAAGTCGCTGAATTTATTGAAAAAGAGAATCAATTAAAGAAAGAACAGGAAGAGACTGCTAAAAGAAAAAAAGAATACGCTGAAAGAGATTTTAAATTAACTAAAGATGGATTAGCAGCAGGTCAAGCATTATCCGATGCGGTATTTGCTATTCAAGCAAATAAATTAAAGAAGGGTAGTGCTGAATCAGAAGCCTTAGCTAAAAAACAATTTCAAGTAAATAAAGCATTTAATTTAGCAACTGCAACTGCCGATGGTTACAAAGCAGTTATATCTACATTTGCATCAACTCCAGGCGGTGTTGTAATTAAATCCATTGCAGCAGGTATTGCAGGTGTATTCGCAGCAGCACAAATAGCTAAAATAGCAAGTTCAAAATTTGAGGGAGGTGGTTCTGCTCCAACAACTGAAACTCCAAACACATCTGCAATGAATACTGCCGAGCCACCAACAATAACTCAACCGATAGCACAAACTGCTACAACACCGGGTACTAACTTCGATGCTCAAGGTAATGTTATAGGAGGTGGTGCAATGAAAGCCTATGTTGTGGAAACTGAAATAACGAATAAACAAACAACTGTAAATAGACTACAAAGCCAAGCACAATTTGGATAATTTAAATAATTTAAAATAAATGTAATTTAATATTATGGAATTAATAGATTTATATATTGATGAGAATTTAGAAGATAATAGCGGAGTTAATGGTATTGCTACTGTTGATAGTCCTGCTATTGAACAAGGTTACTTTGCATTCAATAAGAATAAAAAAACATTACGATTAACTTTAGGAACTAATAAAGGAAACTTCGCTCCAATATCATCCGATAGACAAATATTAGCAGGTGCTTTAATGATACCTGACATGGAGATATATCGTAATGAT